CTACACTCGATCATAGAAGATTGCTCGAACTCGTTGAAGGATTAGATTGGCCTGAACCAGGCAATCCTCCTCCTAGTTCATATTATGATCTAAAAGGATATAGGTCACAGATGCTCATAGAACCCGAACATGGGGAGATATTTGATCTAATTCATAAGGCACACATTAGATTGATGCCTAGCATATATGAACACTATGGAGATACTTTACCAAAAGACCCTATCTACGATAAATACTCTGGATACTGGTTATGTAAATACCCAGAGGGCGGTTATCTTTCTCCTCATGTAGATGTTGATGCTGATGCTGGTTCAGTAACCACATCTTATACTATTAATGATGATTATGAAGGCGGTTGGATCACATTTTGGGGAAAATATAATATTCTCTCAGGAGGCAACTCTGCTCATGTATATCCAAGTAATCACTTGTTTAAACATGAAGTCACACCTGTGACTAAAGGCGAGAGATACTCAGTTATCACTTGGTTCAGTTACGAAAAAGGAAAAGAATGGTTGACATAGAAAACCTAACTAACATATCAAATTCTGGACAGTATCCTACTCTATTCAATTCAGAGGATATTGAAGCGGTAAAGAGTATTGTAGAGATATATCCTGATTTATTCTCTATTAGTATGAATCAAGGTATGGGATTAATAAAGAGTGAATCAGATACAACAAAGTATGGATTTAAGTTTCAAATACCAACAGGCATAGAACAATATCAGTATTTTGATGGACATATAGGAAATAATGTGTTGTTTAAGTATCTGAACAAGTACAAATTTCTATATTTTAAAGATGGAGTGATGATAGAGGAGTTACTGTCATTTGACCCGCCTGCATTGTTTGCTCCTAGTATAGAAGGATTATGTCAATTAGCAACAGAGGCCACAGGGAATACTGATACTTCATCTTTAAAAGAACTATTAGAGTTATTTGATGCTGACATAGAGAACTATAGTATTAGTAGTGCCAATGTTAGTAGAATCAATAAGAAAATTAGGATAGGACTAATTAAGAATGATATGAATATATCAGAGGATATATTAAAATATCTTGGCACTAGATCAAATACCAAGACATATATTAATATAAAAGGTATAACTGATTGCGTAGATGAACTGGCGGTGGATCAGGAAAATAATTTGATAGAGATAATAATAGAGTTCAATGAGACAGGTGTAGTTAAGAATTTAGGTTATGCCTTATCGACACAGTTTTCTAAAGATGCTCCAGAGGGAACAACGGCTCAAGATAATTGGGTAACATATACGCAGAGACATGAATCTCATAATTCATCTATAGCATCAATATCCAGTAACGCTAAGACATTTCTATGGATGCCAGATTCATGGGCAGATGAAATATCTAAATGGGAACAGTTGCCCTCCGCAGTTCATGGTGCTACAATAATAACTGCCAGTTCAGAAGGAACTAAGACTGAATTAGTATATGGTTTAGATTAGATATTAGATATACTACCGCTACCACCAAACTGAATTTTACCATTATTACCTCCAGCACCTCCGCCACCTTGGCCTCCTTGCCCATTTCTACCAGAGGAATGGTATCCACAACCCTCTTGATCTCCAGCTCCTTGAGTTCCTGTACCACCTTGGCCTCCGCCTTGACCATTTGATTCAAATGCGCCGCCTTGGCCTCCGCCACCGCCAGCACCACCTGTACCGCCTCCTCTACTGTTTCCTCCTTGACCGCCACCGCCGCCTGAACCATTCCTACTACTTGCAGTTTGAATATCAATAAAGGCATTGTTTCCATTCCAGTAATATCCCGCTCCTCTACCACCTTGGCCTCCGCCGCCTCCATTACCGCCTGCTCCTCCATTGTTTGAACAGACACGATAAGAACTATTACAGAACCAACCTCTACATCTTCTTCCACCAGCGTGACCACCACCGCCACCTTTACCGCCATTGCCGCCACCGCCGCCGCCTCCGCCTGCGCCACGGACTCTTGAATCTTTCTGTGAAGTGGGCATGAATATTGGAGACTCTACTACCATTGCTCTTCCGCCTGCTTTTCCGTTACCGCCTCCGCCACCTCCACCTTCTCCAGAGTAACCTCTGACACGAGGATTGCCAGATGCACTGGTAACATAAGCAATGATATTACCGTTACCACCACTATTGAATCTTACTGCTGGACTTAGATCAGAGTTACCTCCGAAGTTACCATTAAGATTGATTTGTTTAGTTATGTTTGAAGTCCACTCTTGATTGCCAAATACTTCATATCTTGCCTGACAGTGCATCCAATTTCCATTACAATCAGCAGTAAGTTTACTTACAGTGCTTCTTAGATCGCCAAATGATATTGCACCACTGGTAGGAACATTATTGTTATCAGATATATCTGCAACGCCTTGCCCTCTATAGTAATTACCAAGACTATTACCAGCACTGTACTTGGAGTTTATTTGACTCAACTTAATTTCGCCACTAACAAATTCTGTGGTCTTACTTATACTTAGACTTCCATTACCAACAGGACCACTTGTGAAATCACTGTAAAAATTATTTGACACATCTGAAAAAACTTTTGATGATGTAAGATCGTAATTCATATCATACATCGCTTGGTTATCTTCCAGATCAATCGCTATGATCTTATCCTTATCTGCCTCATAGTGTGATGCCACACCTGACATATATTTTACACAATCTTTTAGATCAGCATTGACATTGAACTTAACGCCATTTCTTCTTATAATAGGATTGACAAATACTACGCCCTCAGACCAATAATCATTTGCTAAGTTCAACCACTCATTAATTTCTAGATGTTCAGTTATAAATGATTCCTCAGTAGGCACAATATGGATTCTCTTTGTACCCTCAGTGGTTCTAGAAGGATCGTAATTATCGTTATAGTACCAAATGCGACAATAGAAGTCTCCAACAGTTGCAAGAGTCTTGTAGATCACATCACGTTTGCACATGATATTCTTTACAGTAGGATTAATCTCGGTTCTTTGCAGTTCTGGATTGGTTTCTATTTCATAGTCAGAATATGCCATTCTTTGTAGTGATACCTTGCCAATTCTATTTATTATGGTATGATATATAGAGTGAGTGCATTAAAATTATGAGTCATAAAGAAGATCTGACTAAGAGAGCGAATGATCTACAGGTAGAGATACAAGAGTTGAGTAAAACCTTTGAACTCAAGAAAGAGGAGTTTTTAAAGGTACAAGGCGCTTTAGAAATGCTTCAAATCTTAGAAAATGAGAAAGCAAGTAAAGAAACTTGACGATTTAATTATCAAAAAAGCAAACCCAAGACTATACAAACAGATGTACAGTACAAAAACTGTACACTGCTGCCCCCAATGTGGACATTTATTTGTGGATTAGGGTTGACAGATAGTGAAGATTCTGTTAGATTATGTATATGAGTACATTTTCAGCCAAATCAATTAAGCAGTTCATACCTATTCCAGGCTGGGATAGTAGTGAAGCGTACCTTTATGAGTACAGAAACATTCTTAATGGAATGATTTATCTTGGTGTTCATAAAATTGAATGGGGAGAAGTTTACTATCATAGTTCAACCAATAAAGTATTCAACAAACTTACTTCAGGCTCTGAACCAATTTTTACACTAAAAATACTACAATACGGAAAATACACCGATATGCACAACGAAGAGCATCGTCTACTCTCAGAAGTGGACGCAAAAAACAATCCAAACTATTACAATCTCAGTAATAGTAATCCTACTTACAGAAAGAAGAAGGGTGCTAACAGACCATATATGCTTGAACTTTTAGAGAGATTTAAAGCAGGCGAGTTCAACAAAGGAAAAATGGACAAGAACAAGTTGAACAAATATGAGAAGTTTCAGTGCAGAAAAAAGCAATTTGATAACACAAAAGTAAGTGGTATCACTGAAATGATAAACATAGCGGGTGGTAATACAGATGAGTGCGAACCAGTTTTCATATTTAAGTGGAAAGACGCTCCAGAAGGAATGATTATAGGTGGAAACCACACTATGAGGGCGTGTATCAGAGCAAAAAATGCACATGATGCTCCTTACGCAGAATTTGAGGATTTAACTGTAAGAAATATTGACATCAAAAGTCTTGCAAACTTATTAAACAGGAGAGATAAAACAATTTCTTCTCCTAGTGAAAATGCTGAGATAGCAGACATATTACATGAGGAAAAGATTGCTGATGTTAGATTTGATTTCAAAGGTTCAGAAGCCCTCAAGATCATGGAAGAACATCATATCTTCTTAAAGAAAGATAAGAAGGAAATTGTTGACCTTGCAGAGAAAAACTGGGAGAAGTATAGAAAAAGAAACTCTAAGACAGTTCGTATTGAATATGCTGCCAAAGAAGAGAAGGAAAATGGTCAACAAGAGGCAGAAAACTATGTTGATAGAGACACAACTTCATTCATGGTTGCGACAGGCCGACCTGATTCAATTCATGTTGGTATCTTAAATAAGTTAAAGAATACAACAAAACAAAAAGTTGTAGTCTGTTACTACTGTACAAGTGATGAATTGGAAACTAAGTTTGATGACCCTACCAACAAGGACGGAAAAGCAAAGTTGACACAGTATTGGAATGATATGTGTGATAAGGTTATTCAACCTGTAACGATAGATGGCATAGAGAAGAAGAGACAAGTCATATTCAGGCCTCTCACTTCCCATAAGTTAAATCCAAACTACAAAAAAGAAGAGGAGTAGTGATAGAAGTTTACGATAACTTCTTACCTACAGAGGTCTTTACGCCCATCAAGGATTATGTCTTTGGTGGGCGTATGCCTTGGTACTATTCGCCTACCTCTGTGATGGAAGGCGATGGTTGCCCACAATTTTCTCATGCGTGTTACATAGACGCTGAACCAATATCAGATGTTTATGGTATAATTAAACCAGTATTCTCTGCACTTAATCCATTTGCCTTGCATAGGATTAAGTTTAATGCTACGCCAAGATCAAAAGATATAAAAGAAAAACCATTACACATTGACATTTCGGGTCCTCAAGATGATAAAGGTAATTTTACTGACATACCAAACTATCATATATGTGTCTTATATTTCAATGACAACAACGGATATACATATTTTGAGGACGGGCAAAAGATAGAATCAAAAGAGAATAGAGCAGTGATATTCTCAGGAGATTTGCTTCATGCAGGCACATCATGCACTGATACAGATTTAAGAGTTGTTCTCAACATAGACTATTGTAAGTGGAATTAGATGGATTTATTTCCTACATTATTAGAAGAATATGATCTCAGGAAAGCGCCTGGATTAGACAATTTTAAGAAACATATCAAAGAACAAGGAAAAACATCAGGACATTCTTTGGCAGTGAATGGTGTCAGTAGTCATGGTGGTTGGGACCCCTTAGAGGATAAGAGTTGCATTGATATTATGAATGTTTTTCATCAGTGTATTGATGATTATAATTTTAAGATAGGCAACTATCCTTCAATGATTAGTGGTGCATGGTTTAATATACTACCCAAAGGTGGGTACACAGAAAAGCATCGCCATGAGTCGAGCGTGATAAGTGGTGCTTTTTATTGCCAACTACCAGAGGGAGATTTCGGACAATTTTTCGTGGTGTCGCCACTCAAACCATACATGATGTGTATTCATAATGTACAACCTACTCGTTATGGTGTGTATGAAATGGACATACCAATTAAACAAGATCATCTATACCTATTTCCTTCGTGGTTAGAACATGGTAGTAGAGTCAACAATACAGATGGCGAAAGGATTACTGTAAGTTTCAATACAACGCCTGTACCAAAAGACGCTTTACCCTCTGACTTTAAGAAATTTTATTATGGAAATAATGAGGACAGTTGATGTACTACCGTTGAAGTTGGGAGCAGTGATGTACCCAGAACATGAGA